TCAAATATGTTTTGATGCTCCCCATCTGATACCACAAGCAGCTTATCTGTGCGCCGCCATTGTATGTGATACTTCCTCTGTGCGTATGTCAAGCCCAGGTATGGGGTTATGATGTTCTTAACCGTGGAGTCAACCGTCTTGCCGCAAATGCCGAAGCGCTGATTGTTATAACGCCTCATGGCATCGTCTACAAAGGCCAGCATCATAAATGCGGTCTTGCCAGATCGTATCGCCCCGTCAGCTATGAGCGCATCATACTTGGTAAACGGAAACGCCATTATCTGGCGCTGTTTATTGCTTATCGGCATTGTTCATCCTCTCAGCTTCTTCCATGAGCGAAACGGTGAGCGGATCCTCTTGCTTGGGCTTACCGGGGTCAAATATCACATTATCACGCTGACCAAGATATTGTTTGCCGAGCCATATTGCCATTGACGCATTTTTCTCGGCTAATCTGAATTGCGCTCGCCTTAGTGATATTTTTCCCTTACCGGAGTGTTTTTTAAACGTCTCCGCAAAATTTTCCTTATATGTGCGCTTACACCATCGCTCTATTGTATCTTCTGAACAATGAAAGAAATCTGCTATTTCTGGAAGTGTGCATTGTAAGCCGCAGAGACTTTCAAAGTTCTTCTCGTCTATCTCTATTGGCGGCCTTCCCATTGTCACACTCCTTTCGTGTTGAGTAGTACCGCTTTTTCGCCGGTAAAGTTTTCCCAACGCTGGATAATTACATCAACGTATTTGGGGTCAAGTTCCATCATGTAACAGTTAACCCCGCGTTGCTCGCAGCCTATGAGAGTCGAGCCGCTACCGCCAAAGAGGTCAAGCACATTTCTTGCGCCGCTGTGGTTGCCTATTGCTCTAAATGAAAGTTCCACGGGTTTCTGTGTTGGGTGCTGGTACTTGTGGTCTTTCTTTACCTCCCACAAGTCAGACTCGTTTTTTATGCTGTCATCGATGCGCCCGTTAAACAGGCAAAACTCATGTTGATGCCTGTACCCTTTGCCCATACCAAACACGTTCTTCGCCCACACGATGCAGGACTTATACTCCAGCTTGCTTTGGAGGATACCGTAAAAGTTCCAATTGCACCAAATGTAATATATGGGCGGGTCAACCGCCTTTATTACATCCACTGTTTTGTCAATGAAGTCCTCAAAGTCACTCTCGGATAAGTCATCGTTTTTTATAACATCAAACTTCCCGCTTCTGCCACTAAAGGCCACATTATACGGAGGGTCTGTAAACAGTATGTCTGCTCGCTCACCATCCATTAATGCCGACACATCTTTGTGGGAAGTACTATCCCCGCACATGAGCCGGTGTCTGCCGAGCTGCCATATATCACCCAGCTTTGCAGTCGGCTCTGCGGTTTCGTCTATCTCCGGAGCTTCATCCTCAACAACTTCGTGGACTTCTTTTTCTTCCTCCAGACCAAAATCAAAATCAAAACCGGTGAGGTCTATTTCCGGAAGTTCCAGGGCGAGGAGATCCATATCCCACTCGCTTTCGTTGCTTTTGTTATCCACAATGCGGAGTGCGTTCACCTGTTCCGGTGTCAGATCGTCCACGCATACGCAGGGGACTTCTTTCATCCCCAGCTTCTTTGCTGCCAGCACTCGGCAATGGCCTATCACAATGACACCACCGGAGTCGATAACCACCGGCTGCACAAAGCCAAACTGTTTTATACTTTCCGCAACGTTGTTTATCTGTGTCTTATCGTGCTTTTTTGTGTTGTAGTCGTAGGGGATAACCTCACCCACGCTTTTATATACGATATCCATATTGCCCTCCTAAATTTGATTTATAAAAAACAGAGACAGGACAGCGCCATGCGAAGGAGCGCCGCATGAGCTTTTTGTGCTGACCTTTTATCTCTGTTTTATACAGAAGCATTGACCCGATGTACTTTGCCATCAAGGTAAATAACCGGGTTTGTTTTGGCTGATGGCTTATATCCTTGTGTTGATCCGTATCCGCCATAGTTGAGTGAGGAGGCCATGCTTACAAACACCTTTTCGACATAGCTCACAGTGCTGTTTGCCATGCTTGTGCGGTAATAACCGGAGCGGAATGTTGCCGGGGTGTGTACGTGACCCATGATATAAACATCAGCGTCCACTATCTGTGCCAGATCAGCAAGGCGGTTTATCTTGCCGCCCTCTTTTCTGCCGCCACCGGAGCCGTGGGTCGCGTACACGGTGTAAACCATCTTGCGGCCTCGGTGTGCGGGGTTTTTGTCTTTACCAAAACGGATAAATAAAAGCGCCGTGGTCGGACTGTATCGGCTTCGTATGCCGAGTTGGTCTGCCATCAGCGCTGTGGTGTCAATTCCGTCTGACTTGTATATGCGGTTTTCGTGGTTGCCGTGCAGTATGCAGAGTATTTTGTCCTTTATAGGCTCAAACAGATTAACGCATTGTCTGAGCTGCTCCATTGGACTAAGGTTTGCAGCGTAGGTGTCCCCAATGGAAGATGCTATTGCCGTGTCCATCAAGTCACCGCCAAGGATGCAATATGCATTGGGCGTTTCCTCTATGTGCTTCAGCATCTTCTGAATGTGATCCCAATCGCTCATGGCATCGCCCAAATGCAAATCGCCTAATGGATGAAGCTCTATGCTTTCCAGTTCTGCCGGCAGTTCGATCTTAATCGTTTTCATATATCACCTTTATTGCACATCACAGCCCCGCCCCTTGCCTTACGTGACGTTTTTACCCACGACTAAGGGCGGAGCACTTCTGCCCCGCCCCGGTCTTGCCTATGTTACCATAGTAACACCTTTTTTTGGCATTTTAATGTAATCATTCGTCTAAAAAACCGAGTTTTGCCGCTGTGAGCTTTATAAATTCCCTGTGCCAGTTGACTGCGGTTTCATAGCTTATGTGTCCCGCCATCGCTGCGCCTTGCAGTGTGTGGGTCTGCTCCCAAAACACCCGCTGTATAAGGTTGATACGTTCCAGCCCGTCTGGATGCGCCTTGGTGGTGTCTATTGCCTTTTCTACCGCTTCAAACTCTCTGAGCTTCTGGCCGGTGAAGGTGGAAAGCGCTGTGTTTTCAGATCCCCGTTGTGGCTCAGAGCCTCCCGGCATACCGTTATAGTTGGGGGTTATGCTTTGATATCTCATGTTTCTGAGTTCTTTATACTTGGCGGGGTAGTCCCTTATCACCCACTTGACATATCCCCACCAATGATAACGCGGTTTTCCCATCAATCCTCCTTTGTATCTCCCAGCGCATGATCGACTGCTTTCATGATGTAGTAGCCACTCGCACCCAGGGCGGCAGCAACGGGCAAATACCAAAGCGGTGTAAGCCCGCGTGTTTCCACGCAATCAATGAAAATCAAAATTACTGTAAGTATGGCGGCGACCAGAAACAGACCGGCGAGAGTTGCAAGGATACCTCTGAAGAATTTGTTCATTTTCATATCTCCTTTTCTGTTTCGTTTTACAGTATGTGCGCTGGTTGTGTTGTGGTTATCACTCCTCCCATATCAATGTGAAAAGTATTACAAGGCAAATAAGTGTGGTAAGCACGAATGCCGGCGTCAGATCCATCTTTCAGCCTCCCACGGTGATAGAAATGTAATTTCCCGCTTTTTTGAATCCGTCCAGCAATTCAGACATTTTTTCCATTTCTGTAAATGTTCGACCGATAATATCAAACATTCCCTCCGTGCCTGCGTTGTTGCAGCGGTTATAATCGTGTATACGCTCAAAGCCGTCATATATTACCGCACGGCAGAGCTTGATCTGCGGCAATAGGCTGCACTCCGGTATCGCGTGCGCCCACTCGATTTCCGTCCCGTCAATATTTCTTACGTATAGCACCCCGATCAGCCTCCTACGGTGATAGAGATTGAATCGCTGTTTTTCAGGAAGTTATCCAGCATTTCCAGAAATTTGTTTTTCTCCGTAAATGTCCGGCCTATGAGGTCAAACATTCCTTCCGTGCCCTGCGGGTTTCTGCAGGGTTTGTAGTCGTGTATGACCTTCGCGCCGTCGTATGTCCTTATGCGGTAAAGCGGCACACCCGGAGCCGCGCCGCCGTCGGGCACCACCTTCGGGCACTCGATCAGGATCCCGCCCGTGTTTTCAATGTAGATCATCCCGATCTTCCTCCATTACGTTTGCCGCGGCCTTTGCCATAATGAGCATACCGAACAGCATACCCAGCGCCACGGCGAGTACATAGGTTATTGCGGTCATGTCGCCTCCTTTTGTCTCATGTCAGCTCCGCAGTTGGGGCAGAAATTGTATTTTACGGCTGTACCTCTACCGCCTTTCAAGAGTTCGGGGTTGTCGTGGATGTTGCCGATGATTTCTGCATCCACGCTTTCGTTATTGCACCACAGGTCGTCCATTTCAACTACGACTCGGTCTGTAAAATACACACCACATTGAGGGTGATATTTAACCTCTCCATGATTAACGAACACATTATCGTGATAACCTTCGTAATCATCGTATACGTCCTCAAAGGCTACAACATCCCCCTCGAATACCAGCTTGCCGTTTTTGTCCCGCAGTCCTGTGCATTCGCCTACGGTTTTGGGGTCAACTTCGTATGAAAGAGGGTAATTGCCGAACGCAGAGATTGTCGGATATATTACTTCCTCAATCGTTCCCAAATGAATACCGTGGAGCTTGTAATACCCCTCAATCCACTCGCCATTATCTATCCGCTTGCCTCTATACAAGCCCATGTGTTCACGCATCGTTTACACCCCCTCATATTTCCAGTAATATCCGGCGCAGCACTGCCCGCGCTTTATGGCGTGGCACAGTGCCGTGTTGCTCACCTTCAGAGTCGACGCCGCCGCCGCCAGAGACGGGAAACGCACTATTTCGCCTTTTTTCCTGCCGACCAGGGCTTTTCCCGGTCTGCCGGTCTTGTGCCCCTTCTGCCCTGCCAGACAGTTGATGCAGCGCGGATGCCTGCATTCCAAACACTGCCGTATTTCCTTTATCGTGTCCCCGGTCATACGCTGCCCCCTTCCGGCATTACGTCCAGATATTGCGTGTATCTGTGCGGGCGTATGGGACGGAGGAAGGGCGGCGTGGAGAATATCAGCACAAGGCACTCGCCTATGCGGGGATAATCGTCCCGGAATTCCGCTCCGATCAGTTCGCCATTGTTTATGCGCTGGCGGATGCGGTTATGGTATGGATACATCCTTCACCCTCCCCGCCGTCTTTGCCCGCTCCTTCCTCAGAGCCTCTTCCAGCCGCAAGACCTTGGCGTCCATCTGCTCGCACACCATGTCGTTAACGTCGAAGAGTATGCGCAGCTGTTCCAGCATGATCGTGGCGTCGGCGATTTCTTCGCACAGCGCTTCCAGACGGAGCTTGCCCCGCATGGCCTTGCAAATCTCTTTTGTAAGCTCGCTCAGTTCTTCGATTGCCACAATAGACTGCGCCTCCGCTCCGTAGAGCGTGATAGCCTCGCAGTATACTTTTTCCCTCTGTTCGTATGTAATAGCATTCATTGATTACTCCTTGCTTTTCATCACGGCCTTTATTATTGCCGGTCGCTGCCAAGTTCGTGCAAATTCCTCCCATGCTTTGGGATACTCTGTCTTGGTTTCTGTGAAATCTCGGTAAAGCTGCATGAACGGCATCGCTCCAGCCTCAAACACCTTGGTTGCTCGTTCCTCATCAAGCTTCATATTTTTGCCGTATGACAGCACATAGCAAAAAATTTTATTGCGGTTAAAGCCCGCCTTCGTCAGCTTGGCGCAGCCATCCGCGAATTGCGGAAATCGTGCGTCCGTGTCGCAAGCCAGCCAAAGTTCTTTAATATGCAAGCCTTTTATGGCCTCTATGAAATGATCGTCGATGAGATCCGGCTGCAGACCGCCCTTGAAACAGATTTGCCGTTGGCTTTTCAGCATTTCAAAAACTCTGTCCTTGTGGCTGCGGTTTGCCTGTAGGAAGTTGTTGTCCTGGATAACATTCCCCACCGGTATCTCATCAAAGCACCGTAACTTCCCTTCAAGCCTTGGCACTCCGCACCACGGGCAATTATTGTTGCATCCCCTTGTGGTGAAGATAATGTTGGGTTTGAGATATCGGCCCTGTATAAAGCCCTCGCACGGCGAATCAAAGGCCGGTCCGCCTAACTTTACGGGCTTGTCTGTTGCTGCTTCCCATTGAAATGCCAGTTCCCTTGCCCTCGGCTTATCCCATGTAAATGTGCAGGAAATATGAACTTCATCATGTTCCGGGATCATAGCCGGAAATGGTGGTGTGTCATAGAAGCAGTATTCATCCGTAGGCGTATAGCTTGTCTGCCTCGGAAATACGCGGATTATTCTTTCCATGTCGTTTCCTCAATATCGTGTATTGCCTTGAATATCGGATAAAACTGCTGCGGGACTACGGCGTTTCCGAGGCATTTAAGTCTGTCCACCCTGTTGGAAACCCCATTGGCCACTCGACCCACGTCGGGTTCAACTGCCCACCACCCAGTTGTTCTTGCTGCGCGTATATTTTTTGTGCCAAAAGGATGCTTCTTGTCATTGTCGCATCCTTTCTCGGTGTGCCGTCCAGCCCTTTCGAGTCCCACACCGTCGGCGTCGGAAACAGTGCAACCGCATTCGGAAGCTGCCCCAGATGATTGCGCCCACCGCCTGGCCTTGTTATGTGTTCTATCGAATTGGCACCCTTGTAGTCCCTCGCCGCTGGCGTTGGCCACAAAAGCGAGTCGTTCTCGTCTGTGGAGCGCGCCGACAGCCGCAGCTTCAAAATCAAACACCGCGACGTCATATCCTTCACGCTCCAGGTCCGCGACAACGTCGGCAGCGGCAAGTCGCAGGATTCCAGGTACGTTCTCACCGATAACCCAACGCGGCGCAAGTTCTCTGATAACTCTGAGCATTTCCGGCCATAGGTAACGCTCATCCCCTTTTCCTTTTTGCTTTCCAGCCACGGAGAAAGGCTGACAAGGGAATCCTCCGGAAATAATGTCAACTGTTCGTAGGCCTGTTCGTTCATAAAAACTCTCCTTTGTGAGCGTGCGTATATCCCGCCACCGGGGAACATCGGGCCAGTGTTTCTCTAACACCTTCGTGGGATAGTCCGCCCACTCGCATTGTCCCACCGTTTCAAAACCAGCCCATTCAGCAGCCAGATCAAGGCCGCCAATGCCGGTAAATAATGAAAGATGTGTCACGCCGTTCTCCTCACCGTTCCCTCTTCCAGATACCGCCCCCGTCGCTTTTGCAAACATGGGTGCTTGCCCTTGCCGCGTTTTGCTTATGTCTGTTTGCATCCGCAGGTGAAAGCCGCACACAGGGCGAAATTTTAGCCAAAAACATTGTATCTTTCCTCCCAGGGCACAAACGCATCACCGAGTATCTCTTGCAGCTGTCCGTCTATCTTGCCTTTCGTGTAATCAATCGTTTTATCGTCCTTTGCATCAGCGATGGTAAGCTCGGCGATCTGATTGCATCGGCGCTGGTATGCTTCGTGGAATTTAACGAGTATATCCCCCTTACGCTGAAAGACCTCATGTGCGGCAAGTATAGCGGCATCGGAAGCCCATTGAAACGTAAAGCGCCGGTGCGCCTCGATCTCCGCTTTTCTTTGTGCTTGCTGCCGTGCAATATATGAACTGTTCTTAGCCATTTGCCACTCTCCTTCTTGCTCTCCACTCTACCGTGCGCCGCCTTACTTCCTCTGCACACGCATCGCAGAACGATATGTTTTCGTTTTCTTTGGGTTTGCCGCACCGGACGCATACGCCCAACAAACGGCGGCGGTGGAATGTATAAGCGGATTGTTTTCGCGCTTCTTCACCGCACTTGGCACAGTAAGTATGACCTTCGGTGGGTTTCACCTTACCGCATTGGACGCATAACCCAGCCTTTTTCCTTTCGGCGTAGCGCTTGCGCCCATACTCCCTTTTGTATTCTTTCTGATCCACGCTTATCTCCCTGTGCTGCCGAAGCCGTTGTCGCCGCGCTCGGTTTCTTCAAACGCCTCCACGATTACGGGGCGCGGTGTAACAATCGGGTATATAACAAGCTGGGTGACTTTATCGCCGTCAGCAAATCTGACTTTCACATCGCTGTGGTTAAACAATATTGCCTTTACCTCTCCGGTGTAGCCGCTGTCGATTGTGCCTCGGCAAGTGATGCCCTTCAGCATAAGGCCGCTTTTGCTTTCCAGCTTGCCGACATAGCCTCGAGGGATTTCTACGTGTACCCCTGTGGGTATTGCCCCAAAAGAGCGCGGGGCTATTTCCCAAGAGCCACAAGCACATAAGTCCATGCCAGCGTCCTTGTCGTGTGCGCGGTTTGGCTCTTTTGCATTATCGTCAAGCATTACGTTTATTGTTTCCATGTATCCTCCTAAAACCTACCCTCTCATCTTCCACTTCGTGCATCCGTCCTCCAGCGGGTTAACCGTCCCAAGGTGGGGACACACGAACAGCGTATAACAATCGTGCCGCATCAGCCGGTCACAGTTTTCGCAATGGCGTATCTGATTTTTTACAAGGCGCTCATTCTCAACGCGGAGCCGCCCGTTTTCAAGCATCAGATCTTCTATCTTTTGGTCTTTTGCGTTCAATTCTTCTACGCCCCTTTTCTATCTGGATTTGCCTATACACCCGCTTTGGCAGCTTGCCGGTGTATATCTTGCCCGTTTCTGAGTTCATGCGGAAATACCGCACTCCCTTATGCGACCTGACCACGCCCGTTGGACTTCGATAAAACCTATTTGCAAGGGTGTAGTCCGGAGAGTAGCCAAGGTAAGTCCGAAGCTCCTTTTCCGTGTCGCATATAAACAAGGGCAGTTCGTATTTATCGTCAGTGACAGCCATGTAAACTAACATTCTTCCACCCTCACCAAAATGTACGGCTTATCGTGGAAGTCGTGGATGCAGCGCCGGTAATACCGCTTGCTGTCGTTCTGGATCAACCAGCCCTTTATGGAGTCCACGATCATTTTTGCCATCGCCGCATGGTTGTCTATGTCAAGGCCGTCGTTCCAGAGGAAAGTAATCTGGACTGGCCGTGTAAACATCCTCTTGGGTATGCGCTGGTGGTATAGCTGTGTGGTTACAAGTTCGTGCCAGAAATCAGCATCGCGCTTTCTCATAGACCAATGCTTTCCCGACCAATATGAGTTGAGGCTATACCACTTCGCCCAGTTCTTACGCATCGCCGGGGTGTCGGGATACGGGATGAAAATCTCAACTTTCTGCATTTGACCTCCTCTCCATGTCCGCTGTCATGCGCCGCAGCAAATCCATGTCGGCTTCTCGCTCTGCTTCCGTAGGGGCTTCAAATCTGTCGGTTTTGTTTTTGGGGGAGTTATCGCGCCCCTCCCATGTAATGACCTTCTGTTTCCAGTTGCGGACTTCCTTTCCGTTGGTATCTAACCAGGTCTTATTGCCTCTGGTTGGGTCTGGTGTCGAATAAAAGTCGTAAAACCGTTTCGGATCAACAGAGCTATTTCTTTCCTTGCAATAATCTTCTATCTCTGCAAGCGTGGGCGGTGTAAACGCCTTTGCGCGTTTACCCTTTGTATTCGGATTAGGATTCGTATTCGTATTGGATTGGATTGTATTAAGGCCGCAATCTGCGGCAACTTGCGGCAACTCGCCGCAATCTGTCAAAATGCCCTCTTCCGGTGATGGATATTTGGGTTTGCAATCTCTGATCCTCTGATGTTCAGCCCAACTTGGGAACTGGAAGTAGGGTTTCCCGCCTACAGTGTAGAGGGTAACGCAGCCCGCAGCCGCCAAAGCGTGGAGTGCAGCATCGATATCTTTTATTGCAACCCGCTCCCTCAATGGGAAAACGTGGCCTTTGATTATTGCGGGACGGGCATCGCCGCGCCCCGCATCATCCGCTTGTGTTATCAGTCCAACCCATAGCCGAAACTCAAAATCCGAAAGATTTGAAAGCCTATCGCTTGTGCAAATGCTCTCCTTGATTATTCTGTTCGGCATGGCTCACCGCCTTAGTCCCAGGGCAAAGGCTCTTCGGTGTCAATCAGATCGCTAAAGCTTGTCTTTGCCGGGGCTTCGCTCTTCTTGCTTTCGCCAAAATACACGGCTCTGGCAACAACTTCTGCGTTGACGCGCTTATTGTTGTTCTTGTCTGTCCACTGGCGCATCTGAAGCGAACCGGATACGATTGCCATGCTGCCCTTTTTGAAATAGCCGTCAACAAATGTGGCGGTCTTATCCCATGCAACGCAGTCGATGAAGTCAACACCGGCATCCTTGCCGTCACGATCTACCGCAAGGGTGAATGATGCGACAGGCTTTTCGCTCTTGGTGTATCTGAGTTCGGGATCTTTGGTTAAGCGTCCCATTATTGATATGTGGTTAAGGCTCAAAGGAAATTCCTCCCAAATTCTTTGATAAATTTTTCAGTGTCCCATCCATAGCGTTCCATAACTATGAATTGGCAAGCCGCCCGAAGGTTTTGCCGTGTTTCGGCGTTTTTGTGTGCCATTGTCAAGTGGCACGGCTCATGGCATAAAAGACACCAGCAGCCTAAATTTTTGCTTTTGGTGCGTAATGCACCGCCGTACACCTCGTGTCTGTCGAGCTTTCCAGTTGTGCGCCCGCAGAACAAGCACTCTTCTCTGAGTGATAAAAGGCTTTTCGCATAGCCGTTGCGGTCAAGCTTTTCGCCGTATTCGTTAGTCATTCCAGCCCTCCAAAAGCGCACTCAGCTTTTCCGGGGTCATGGTTTCTATACCAAGCGCCTTTGCATCCTGTACCAAGCGGTCAATCAAAATCGACATTTGCTTGGTGTCGTAGAACGAGGAGCCGTAGTACAAGACCACATTTATGTACCCCGCAATCGCCGAGGGGAATTGTTCTGTCTGCCAGCCCAGCCCGTTGTGCTGCCACCCTCTGCAAAGCTCGTCGGCAGCTTCGGCCTTGACGCATATAATTTCGCTGTTGCCGCCGATATCCCGTATTGCCTCTTTGTATACCTCCGTTTTAGAAAGTCCTACATTTGCGGCGATCTTGTCTATCAGCACCCAGGCGTATGCGTTGGCATCGAGGCTCCGCTTCTTCTTGGCTTTGGTGATCTCATAATCACCGGGCGTGAACTGATAAGAAAACCGTAGCGCTTCGGCGGGAGGGAAAACGGTTAATATAAGCCGTCCCCCCTCAAATCGTGCATCATCAATCCGCATGGCTCTCTAACGCTTTCACGGCCTGTGCCTTGCGGATGCACTCCAAACACAGCTGCTTTCCGTATTCCTTACGGCTGTTTTCGGATATCTGGCGCACACCCATTACGGTCTTGCCGTCCTTAATCCAAGGGGTGATAACCTCGCCGCATTCATCGCATTTGAACTGAACGGGCTGCTCGGTTTCGCTTCTCATGCGCTCCGTGCATATACTACAGAGGGGCTTTTTGTACTTCTTGGCGGTCAAATCATGCTGGGCTATGGTAATGATTGCGCCGCAGTCGGCACACTTGGGGTTAAAATCGCCGCTGGTATAGTCCTTATGTGCGGGTACGCCTTTGGTAAATACAACCGCCTTGGTCTTTGCGTTTACAATTTCAAGGGTAGATATCTCGCGCTTGTCGTTGTAGGTAATCTTGGAAACCTCAAACTGATCGTATGTAACAAAGCCGTTGCCTTTGGGCTTGATGTTGACCTTGTCCGAGGGTATCCATATAAAGGGCGAGGTATAAAGCTCTCTGCCGATGCCCCAATTGAAACAGGCTCGCTTGAAGCTATCGGATGCAAGACCCTTCTGCGCCTCGGTGTTGCTTTCTGTGCCGGTGTCCTCTTTGCTGATCCACTGCTCTTTCTTTTCGTCCCAAATGGAAACGGTGCAGTTCGCGTTATCTCTGGAATGTGAGCGCTTCCAGTTGTAAGCGCCAACAGTTTCGTCCAGGATGTTTTGGTCGCATCGTGCGTCCTTATAAAGCAGAAGTACCGCGCCATTCTCTTTGACCTGCTGCACTCTGCATTCAATCTCCCTTGCTTCAAGGGTGCGGAACATATTTATTGCGATCACTCCTCTATCTGTTCTAAGGGACATTCATCCCCCACGTATTTACTTGGGAAGTGCGTCACCCGCTTGGTGAGCGCACAGGTGTTTGTGGTCTTGTTGTGGTAGAAACAGGCATCGCAACAAAGGCTTGCATTGCCCCTTGCATCTATGGGGAAGTTCACATAGACCGTAGCCTTTGCCCTAACGTAGTCCACCACGCCGCTGTCAAAATATGCCATTACAAAACCTCATGCGGCTGTTTTGCCGTCACACATTCGTTGCAGCCAACTATCTTGCCGCAGCTGGCAACGTATATTTCCTCAGCCTCTGCGCCGCATTCCGGACATATACCCACCCAATACTCATTGGGGTATCCGGTGCGCTCGGCTCTTGCTATATCGGGATGCTCCATTAAACAGGCCGTCCCCCTTCTTTAAGTTTTCTTCTTATCGCTTTGCGGCGGGTCAGTATCGCCATCGCCCTTGCGGTGTCCTGTCGGTACTGTCTGGCAAGCTCGTCCAGATCGTCCGTGATGTAGTACCCCGCGCCGCTTTGGTCGTTGATTATCAGATAGCCCGCTCCCCGCAATTCCTCTATGCCTTTGCGTACTGTCCTGTCGGGGAGGCCAGTTTCCTGTGCCATCTGCGCTCTGGATTTGGCGTACATCTTGCCGGTGGGGATACAAGCAAGCACCCTTTCCGCAAGGGGCGATATTTCGCCCTGCGTCGCCTCGTCCTGCACGGCGAGTGTTAATGCGTCCATGCCAGGGAAAACCAAACCGTCAATTTGCAAAACGTATTCCAGCGCGTTTATCGTTTCCACCGTGGGATAGCACACACCGCTTTCATATCTGGACAGCATTGCAATATCGGTGGTGTTGCCTACATCAGCAAGAGCTTTTGAGAGTTGGCGCTGAGTCATACCGCTTTGCAGTCGTGCTTCTTTAAGCGTCATTTTTCTTCTTCACCAAAGCCTTTCCGGTTTCGCATACATAATTCCCGATCTGATACTCTGCCTTGTTGTACTTTTCGTAGGACTCGCGCTGCATCAAATACGACTCCCACTCGTGGCAGTGTTCCTTGCAGCCGGGGTGTGATTTCTTACAAGCGCCGCCGCCCATGCCGTGGCAGGGATTGACGGGTCTGTGTATCTTCTTGTCATACGCCCCGCAGATGCCAAGCTCTACGCAGTACATACGGGACTGTTTCGTACACGCTCCTTTATTAAAATATCGGCAGTCTCTTCTCGGCTCGTTCACCCGATGCCCACCGCCTTGAAAAATGCACCCACTATTGTGAGGGTCGCCCAAGTGCCGCCCATCATGGCGCACACATAAGTCATGGTTTTCATTTCTGCTCCTTTTACATTCGGCTCAACTTGCGAGCCAGGGTCGGAAGTGAGATACCGTTACTGCCTATTTCAAAACGGCTCCGCGCTGTCGGGGCGGATATTCCGCAGTATCTCGCAACATCCTTTGTGCTTAACAAATGCTTGCTGCCGAAGTACTCCCGCAAGCTTTCAAGGTTATCTCTGTAATATTCCGTTTCGCGGGGCATCGTTATTCCTCCTTCAGAAGATCATCCACTGTGCAGCCGTAGAGCTTGGCGATTTCCGGTAGTCTTTTGGTTGCCGGCATCGTCTCTCCGGTTTCCCACTGTGCGACGGCTGCATCGGATATCCCAAGCTCCCTTGCCACCTCTGCCTGTGTGTAACCAGCGTTCTTTCGCTGAGTCTTAAAACTCATTTACACTCCCCTTTCCTTAATAAATACTAAGTTTTACTTGACAACTTAGCGGAAAGCGGTTAATATAGGAAGTGCCAACAAACCATATAATGACCGCTAAAACCCGCTAAGTTACGGGTGCATTTTTCATGCGCCCTTGGTATGGTCTTAGTATAAACTAAGAGTTACTAAAAGTCAATTAAAACTTAGCAAGTTTTAGTATTTCGGCATTATTACCAAAACGAGGTGACTAAATTTGGCTAAGAGTGAAACCGCAGACATATTAAAGCGGATTGACGTGCGCATTGCCGAACTTGGAATGAGTAAAGAAGAGTTTTACGAAAAAAGCGGAATATCCTCCGCGTCTTATTCTCAGTGGAACACCGGCGCACACGCACCCACCAAGAAGAAACTTGCTCAAGCCGCCGCCGCTCTTGGTGTTTCTGTCGAGTACATTCTCACCGGAAACGAAAACAAGCCCACCACAACGGGTGAGCTTGATAAAGACACTATGGAATTGTTAGACTTGGCGCATAGCCTGGGCGAAGATGATCGGGCGCTGCTGCTGAGTATGGCAAGAGAACTGAAAAAGAGAAATATTAAATAAGGCGGTTTGATATGGGACTAAGAAATTTTGTTGACCGCCTTGCAGCGATGAACGAAGAAGCCGCAAAGAAAAACCCCGAAGAGTCTGCCGAATTCCTTGCCGGGTTGCGTCCCAAAGTCCCCGTTGCGATGCTTGCAAAAGAGCAAGAGCTTATGGAGTGGGAAACCCGCCTGCAAGAGCGCGAGGCGGCGCTGGACGAAAAAGAACAGCGTATTGTGCATGAGGCCACGGAAAAGGTACTTCGCGCAACCGAAAAGGAAAAGTCCGAACTCCGAGCAAAGAAAGACGAAATTGAGGTCGATATGGCTCGACTCCGCGAGTACAAAGCGGCGGTTGAGCGCACCGAGTATCGTGTGTATGATTGGGTGCGGCGCAGAGAGCGTGACGACAACGAGGCTTTTGCCGAGCTTGTTGCCGAAGCCAAGAAATACACAGACAACCTTGAAAACTTCAAAGATATGGACGGCTTCAAGTTTGAGGAACACGTGGCCGGCATACTTCGCGGCAAAGGTTACGCCGATGTTGAGGTCACACAAAAGAGCGCTGACTTTGGCGCAGACATTGTTGCCACGCTTGGTGGCGCAAAGTATGTCATTCAGTGCAAATACTATTCCTCTCCCGTTGGTGTCGAAGCGGTACAACAAGTGTTTGCCGCGAAGAGACATTACCGCGCCCACGTTGCCGCAGTTGCAACCAACAACGTTTTTACAAAGGCCGCGAAGATCCTTGCAGAAGAAAACGGCGTTATACTTTGGGATTGCGAAGCCCTTGAGAGCATGAAGCAATAAAATAAGCCCCCAGCATTTGGGGGCTTTTGTGTTACCTGTTTTTCCAAAGCGCAAGCAGCTCCGACCTTTCTTCGGGTGCAAGTTCCATAATCGCTTCAATCAACATTTCTATCGTTACATCATCATTCATTTTTGCATTCCCCTTTTGGTGGATGCCTAAGTTTGCTCCTGTCAGGTATGGTTTTATACTACCACACCGAGTGTCCACTATACCGGACTATTCACCAACTACAAAGCAAACTGAAGCGTATATCTCCCGGAGCTGTTCAAGGGTTGCATCTTCAAGCATATCTTCTATTTGATAACGGATATACTCTATTTCGGCAGCTAACTCAAATCCCATGTCGGCCTCCTTTACTGCGCCGGGGTTTTGTTTCTGTCCATTATATTGACGATCTCGCGGAACTGTGAGCCGTCGATGAAACCAAGAGCAACCACAGGGGGAAGATAATCGGCGCTGACTTGCTTCGGCGTCACAATGGCACGGAGTATGTCTGTGATACAGGTGTTCTTCCCATCAAATACCACAACAACATCCTTGACGGAACTTTCAAGGTGGGTTTCGGTTTTGGCGTGGTGTGCGGTTTCCATTGGTTTCTCCTTTCATAATTATAAAATAAGCGGGGGCGTCTGGTCGCCAAACTGTTCACCCCCGCTTTGTGGGACGGAAGAGCCGGTCACTCTTCCTAATATGAGAATAGCACATTGTTTACAACCATTCCACGCTCACTTGTGCGAATTTTCACCCACTTTTTTCCATCGTGACTGAATTTGATATAAAGTTGGTGTTAATTTGAACAATCGTGAACGGCAAAAAGAGATAATTTTACAGTTAAAGCAAATTCGACATGACCGCGAATTGTCTGTGCAAGACGTATATTTCATGGTAAAAGATGCAGGCTTTTCCACTTCCGAGTCCTCCGTGCGCAGGGTGTTTGCTGAAGGGTCTGAGGAACAGAACTTCCGTTATCAAGACACAATCCAGCCTATCGCACAAGTGCTGATCGGTGTCAAAGAAGAGGGCGAGCCTTTGAACGCTGCCGAGGCCGATGCGCTCAAACAGATTGCCCTATTGAAAGAAAGTATGATTACAGATTTGCAGACCGAGAATGCCCAGCTGCTTGCCCGCGTCCAAAAATTGGAGGGCGATTTTGAGCGCACAGTCAAGGAATACGAAACACGCATTGAGGAATACCGTGAAAACCTCCGCAGAGCCAGAGCGCGAGTTGATAAACTGGACGAACAAATCAACCGCAAGGACGATTACATAGACCGCGTTGCAAAAAAGGCTGGTATATAATGGCAAAGATTAATTACGCGAAGCTTTATACACTCCGCAAGGATGGTCGATACCAGGGCAAGTACAAAGACGCGTCCGGTAAGTGGAAATCGGTATGTGATAAAGATCCCGAAAAGCTATACTTCCGACTGCAAGAATTGTCTGCACCAACTGTTGTAACTTTTGCAATGGTTGCCGAGGATTGGGAGCAGAAGCACCGGGAGGAGATAGGCGAAAAGACTTGGTATAATTACAAGCCCCATGTCGCCGATATCGTAAAGACCCACGGCAAAAAGCCCGTTGAGGATATAACCGCCCTCGATGTTATCAATGATCTGAAGGTGTCACAGGCGCAAGGCTATTCTGCAACTATCATTTCCTCCCGCCGCAGCATATACCGCATGATACTTGACCACGCCCTTGTAAACGGTCATATCAAGTACAACCCCGCTATTGGTGTCCCCATGCCGAAGAACATCACGCGAAACCGCCGTGAAGCCCCGGACGAGGATGTTATTAAAAAGATACTGCAATCACCCCACATTACTTTCAGTTTGTTCCCCATTCTATTGCTTTGCTCCGGACTCCGCAAGGCCGAGGCGCTTGCCCTCACATGGGGCGATATTACCGACACCCACATAAACGTTGACAAGGCTCTGGACTATATGTATCACGACAAGCCTACGGTCAAGACTCCGAAAACAAAGGCCGGTTATCGCCAAGTCCCAATTATCAGCACATTAAAACCCCTCCTTGTAAGACCTCCAAAAGCTAAAGACACTGACTTGGTTTTCCCCGCCCCCTCCAGCAACCGCAGCGGCCTTGGGGGTGGTTACATGACCGAGCATCAGTATGAGGGCGCGTGGGGAAGATACTGCAAAGAAATGGGCTTTGTAGACGCAAAGAACAAACCCACCATCACAGCGCACCAACTGCGCCACGGCACGGCAACACTTTTGTACGAGGCCGGTGTTGACATTTTGACAGCACAAGTCATACTTGGACACGCCAGCGCCACCACAACCCGCGATATTTACACGCATCTTAGCACCAAGCAGAAAGAAAAGTCCGTGGTGCAATTTGATAGCATGGTGGCTGATTTGGTGCAGTATAAGAAAAAAGCTTGATTTATCAATGCTTTTTTACAGGCTGTAAATCTGTTGTCGATGACTTCGGTGGTTCGAATCCACCCGCTCCCACCAAAAGCCTGAAATCCTTGATTTTTCAATGGTTTCAGGCTTTTTGATTTTATCATTTCCCGTTTAATTTAATCATTTGAGCGAGCAAAAAAAGATAAAAAAAGATAAAATAAAATAAATATTTTGGTGGCAGATTTGGTGCGGGTTTTTCGCGGATCGTGAAAAAACGCAGATTTTGAAAAAAATTTTTGACTTTTTGAAAAATGCACAAAAAAAGACCGGGGAAACCCCCGGTCTAAATTTTTCTCAATGTTTGACTACGTTTTCATAGTAAACAAGAGCTTTGTCTTTTACCGCGTCTTTGTCGTTGAGCCATGCCTGGGCGAGTTCCATGTAGAAATCAGGCGAGGTTACACCATATTTTTTGAAAACTTTGCAGTAATCAGAATATAGCGCATTCATAATGGCATACATTTCGACATAGTCCGCGTCCACTCCTTTTTGTGTCATAAGGCGTTTAATCTGATCCATGTTCCAGTGTTCACCGGTTCCTTCATCGCCTTTCATGTGTTTAACCCACTCTTTGGCTTTATGCTCGGTGAGTCCCATTCCGTCAGAATATGCACCACCGCCCTCTTTCATTCCGGTGCGGCGCTCCATGTCCATCCCGTGAGTGTTTTCCATGCGGCCTCCGTAATTGGACTCGGCCTCGTTATACCAAGGCATAGGGTAATAATTGTTGGTGGCCTCTCTGTCGCCGAAGCCAATCATGCGCCCACCCATACGCATCTCCCCTTCATCGTCTGAAGCGTTGCGGACTCCCCTACGGTTTTCGCCGTAGCCATTGCCACGACCCGCCATGCGGTTTTGGGTATCCCCGTCATATTCGTTGCGGTAGTCCCGTCCACCACGCTCCATGCCGTAGTTCATGCCGTACTCGTTACGCATCGGGGCAAAGCGTCCGTTGTCGTAATGCTCACGTCCCCGGCGATCACGGAAGCGATTATCTACGCTGTAGTTGATATCGCCCACATTATACTCGTTACGGTAATTCTCACCGCCGCGAGATCGTGCCATCATCATATACCGCGCTGTTCTGGATGCGTTTCTCATAATTAAGCACCCCCTGCGTCATTGAGTGCTGCCGGTGTGGTAACTTCCACTTCGGGCAGATCGCACAGTACTTTTATTGTGCCGCCTGCGGCGCTGGTGATTACCAGCACAGGATAACGGCGGCGAGTGGATATCTGCTGCACCACTACGGGAGCGCCGCAGCGGGTAACGAGGGGAAATGTGGTTGTTCCCGCTCCAACTACCGCCACCACAGGGGCATTAATTGTTGCCGTGTCGGGTATGCTCTGACCTACAACAATGCAATACTTTTCGCAGTTGTTGTATGTGATATCATCGGGGAGCGTCAGAGTCAGAGCGCCGTCAGCGAATGTTACAGCCGTTGTGACAACGAAGTGGGGGCAGAGCTTACCGCATTTATTGTTATATCTGCAATACATTTTTCATTCTCCTTTCAAGGGCGGGAATTAACCCGCCCCGATATCGTGTTGTCACTTAGCCGCAGCCGCAGCCGCAGCCGGAGTTATAGCCGGCATAGCCGACGCCCACGGGGTTGCCATAGCAGCAGTTGGGATTGGGTACTACATAGGCGGGGACGGGGCAATCGCGTCCGAGTCTGCGGATAAGCTCTGCGGTCTGTGCCTCCTGATTTGCAGCAAGGAAGCTGCGATCTTCGGCTCTGCCAAGAGCGCCCTGAAGCTGTGCGATCTGAGCGTCTTTGCTTGCGAGCTTCTCCTGAACCATGAAATCCATAATGCCGCGATAGTTGGCGTTTGCGTTTTCCATGATGTCACGTGCTACGCCGCTGATTGTGTTGCCCAGGTTGCAAAAGCCGGTTGCCATGTTGTAGTTCACGCCGTCAATGGCTCGCTGAGTCTGGCAGCAGCAATCCTTCAGGGAATAACCCAGATTGCAGATCGCATTGTCTACGCCGTGGAAGCCGTTCAGCATACCGGTGTTAACGGCATAGAAGCCATCACACAAGCCCTGCTGGATGCCTCGAATGCCGCTATCGATGCCCTGCCATGCAAAGCCAGCGGAAACACCGTCGCCGCCTCCGCCGCCGAATACTCCGCCGCCGCCAAAACCGCCGCGTCCGAAGAGCAGAGCTATGATAACCACCGCCCAAATGCCCTCGCCAAAGTTGCCCCAGCCGCCGCTGTTACCGCCGCCGCTGTCCTGTCCTGCCATGTAGCCTGTTGCAAAATCGTCCATTGTTTTTCTCCTTTCAATTTGGAAATAAAATTTTTATTTCACTACGGGCTGCGCACTTCCCGTCGTGTTTTGTGGGAAGCGGTTTTATTCAAGAGTCCGCAAACTGAAAAGAGATTTATTTATTTATTTAATTGTGGCTGTTTCCTCCAAGCCCCAGGCACATCGCAATAACTGCCATTAGCATGGGCCACATTCCATTTTCAAGGCTTTTCTCAACCGCCTTTTCAAGTATTTCCCGGCGCTCTTCCGGTGTCATTTCTTGGAGTATGTATCCTTCTTTCATGCGCTCACCACCTAAAAAGCGACTGTATAACGCTGTCAGGGCTTGTTCCCTGTTCCTTGCACATATTGAGTGCCATCCGCTTTAATTCCGCGTCGCTCTTTCCGCTTATCATCTGCGCGGCCTGTGCCATCTGGGGGTTGCTTTTCGCCATCTGCTGAACGAGCTGCCGGGGGTCTGCGCCGTTTCTCACAGCGGTCATTATCAACTGCATGGGGTTATTCATCTTCCGCTCCCTTCTGCTTTTTCAGGATCTCCGCCCGGAATTTCTCAAACTCTTCTACAGTCACATACCGGACAGCGGGCGGCTCTTCTTTCGCCTCGCTCACATGGCGGAATTCAAAAAAGTCCGTTGCGCCGGTCTGACGGTTAAAGCGTTTCATATAAACCATTCCGTGACTCAGATCGGGCATTACCATGCCTTCTGCAAAATAGTCCGTCTGTGCCGCCACCGCCTCCTCACGGGAGCCAACGGGGTGACATGAGAAAGTGGGCTGCTGGGGCATCTGTTGGGGCATCTGCTGGGGGAAGTAGGTCTGTTGTGCGTTGTACCCATAGTTGGGTGTGCCGAATTGAAATGCCATGTTTTCACGTCCTTTCTGAGAATATTTTCCCACTTTCCCAAAAATCCGAAAGTCAACAGAAAGACAAATTCCGGACAACTTTTGAGCATAAAAAAAGCGCCCCCGCCGATTGGCGGGGGCTTGCTTTTACTGCGGTATGTTCTTGACGATGGTACTTATCCACGGGATACCGCTCCAACAGGTATCAAGCTTTTGCATTCCGGAGCGATATTCGTTTTTGACTGTGCCGGGGGAAATGTCCAGGTACTCCGCTGCTTTCTCTACGGTCATACCCTCAAACTCTCTTATTTGTATAGCCCTCCATTCATGTGCCGTCAGATTTGCCCTCTTTACTGCCATATCCACCAAAGGGGCATCGGGATAGTTTAACATGGCTTTAATTATCGCCCGTTCCATCGTTCTCCCTTTTCATTTGCTGATTTCGTGTGCGGTTACTTCCCTCATAAAAGCTTCAAAATCGGCTGCGGCTTTGTCTGCTGCCTCCCTTGCCTTGGCAACATTGCCGTTATTGTGTCCACCCGTGAGGGCGTTGCTGGTTACTACGGACAGCTGCAAAGTCGCATCCATAAGCTGCAGCGACAGCATACTTTCCCGCTGTCTGAGCGCTGCCCGCGCCTCCATTCTTGCGTTGCTTTTGCTGATATTCGCCCCGATAAGCGCCACGGCTATTGCGGCAGCGGCGGTGATCGCCGCGCAGATTATCTCCGTCATGCTTCGCCCTCCGGTGCATTCACGATTTTGCTCATATCGCACAAGCGGTCAATGAGCGCGTTCAGTTCGTCCAGATTTACATCATAATCAACTGTCCCGGCAAGGCCGCTGACCGCTGCCATAACATAGGCTTTCTTCTCCGCGCCGGTGGTGAGCGTCTGCTCTGCTATCTCCATTTGTTTCATCACCAGTTCAAGCAGCCGCGCCCAGTTCTTCTCTTTCACGGCCTTTTTCACATACTGCACCAGCTTTACCACAAGGGGGATAGCTGTAGCCATACCAGCCAGAAGCGCAACGATCAGGTCAATCCAGTCTTTTGTATCCATAAAGCCCTCCATTAAAAATCTCTGTCGGTGTTTTCGGTTTTCGTTTCGGTCTTATCGTCTCCACGGCGCTTTATAAGCGTCATAAGCAGCTCACCGCACCAAGCACCCATAACAACGGTGACGGCGGTGGGGTTAAGCTGTTCGCCGCTGTGCCACGCCAGAGCCAGAAGCCCCAGCGTAAACACAGTCATCATGCAAAGGCAGAGCCGCACCGTGCGCCGCAAAAACTGGTGCTTGCTCTTTCTCCCGCCGAACAGCCTCATATCATATCCTTGAAGCGATACAGAAATACCATCAACTGTTCGCGGGTCACATTGGCGTGGAGGTTAAGATCGCCCTTTTCGTCGCCCTTTATGAGTCCCTTTTCTATCGCCCATTTTACGGCATCTTCTGCCCAGGCGCTTGGTGTGTTGTCCATAAAGTCCTCCTTGTAAAGTATGTTGGTGTCAACGTCGCCGCTTATGCCGTTTATCCTGCTCACGCCCCATTGCCACATGACGCAATCACGGGGAGGGGCTGCGTCCTCTGCCGGGGGAGTGGTCGGCCACTGAGCCAGCCAGAGGCCATAATCCAGCGTTGTTTCGTCGAAGTATCTGGCAAGGTAATCTGGGTTTGCGTAGTTCACCGCGGTATAGCCCGCCTCTCTGATCGTGCTGCAGAAAGCGTGGCACATTGCCGTTGCAAGCTCCTTCGTGACCTTCACGCCGTAGTTTTCCGCATTGGTGGCGCTATCATATTCAAAGTCATAGGCAACGAACAGGTCTATCTTGTATGGCTTTATCAGCGTGAG